TCAGAATAGAGTATATACTATTAAAAACAAAAAAACCACCTTATTAGGTGGCTTTTGTGGTTTCTCCAGTACTTTTTTAAACATTATATAACATTGAAAATCAGACATGTTTATTAATTATTGTGTCTTATTTGTGTTTAATGTCTTATATTTTTCTGCTATATCAGCAATTTTAGACATGTCAGAAAGTACCTTTTTAAGGACTTCGTCATACACTTCTCCCGCTTTATTTGTGTCGTTCTCAACATAGACAAAATCGGTTACATCATCATCTATAAATTTATTTATATCAATATTTGGGTGAGCCTTCTGAATCTTTTGCAAAATTTCTAAGGTCATTTTGTTGTGACCATTAATAATATTGTTAATGACAGCCCTAGAAACACCAATTGATCTTCCAAATTCAGCATTGGATATTCCTAAATCGTTGATATACTTAAAAGTTTTCTCACTGATATTCATTCAGTTGCGTTTTAAATAACAATTTTGTATAGAATTTATATACATATTTGTATAGTTTTTCTTTACATTTGCTAACAGTTAGTAACATTAATTGACGCTAAGATAATGCAAAAAAAAGAACCTCGAAAAATTGATTTGGATATTGAATCTAAATTCAAAACAATAGACGATTATCTTCCAAAGAGGTATACTCCTCTTGTTCAGAAAAAATACAAAGAATTGTATGATGAGGAAGTTAGTGCAGGAAATATCAGACAGACTAAGTATGACAGAACTGGCAATATGAAAATAATCAGGGCTTTATATGAGGTCGCTGAAGAATCAAAATTTTAAATCAAATATTTTATGAACGCAGAAAGAACTTATCCTGGCATGTGTGACGGCAGCTTGGAAATATTTTACCATGAGCCCTCATGTAAGCTTATGGCTATTAAAGGAGGTAAGGTTATGCCCTTTAAAGAACTAACTACAAAAGACACTCATTTTCTTCAGGAAATAATTGATAGTGATGAGAAGTTGAAAAATGTACTGGATCTATGGTTTTTCGACGATACACAAAAGAAAGTTGAATGCTTGGCAAGGTGTCGTTTTGGAGGATTAAATACTGTTCCGGATTATAGTGAAGGAGACCTAGCTTCTCCGGATTATATCAACTGTGCCTACCGGGGCAAATGCATTGGAGAAGGTGTTATATGTAAACCTATTGTCTACAATGGTTTTTCATTAACTCCATTAGATATTAAGGCTATTCAATTCATGTCAACAGATATGAAAAATACTGCCATATGTCAAGAGCTTGAAATAGCAGAAGGCAGCTTCAATGTCTTCAGGACTATTCTTTATCAGAAATTAGGAAATATAAAATCAAAACAAGAGTTGGCCAGAATAGGTGTTATGCTTGGCATTTGCTAGGTGGGTCAGCAATTTACTACCCCGCCCCGGCAACGGGGCTTTTAATAAATAGATATGGTTGAATTCCCATTAAAAATAGAAATAAGAGTTCCTGAAGACCCAAAGGTCAGAACTAATATGATAATTAATTATATAGTATACAGGAGTTTAAATATAATTAGTGTTAAAAGGATATTGATGCTGGCTGATGTCTGTAAGCCTGATCTGTCAGTAATAATAAGTAGGATACATTCTTTCAGATTAGATGTTGATCTTTTTAATTTATGTGCGATAATAAAAATGATGGAGCGTTATAGGTTCTTGACACATGATGAAATGCTACTCCTGAATGCTGAAGCTAATAAAGCTTTAATTGAAACCTGTGATTACATGGGCATTAAAAACACATCACCACTATACAAAATAATAGATACTGTACGAACTAAAAATTAATCTTATGCCAAAAATTCAAAGAACCTTAATTTTAGAAATAACTCCAGAGCAATATCTCAATTCATGCTCACCTATGGAGTTAAAAGAACTTGATCTTCTTTTATCTGGTTCTTTATATCAACAAAGAATGAACACCAAATCTTGTAGTGTATGTGGATGTACAGAATGGGATTGCAGACAGTGTATTGAACGTACTGGAGAACCATGTTACTGGTTTGAAGAAGATCTATGCAGCGCATGTGCAGCATCAACAATAAATAGTATAGAATATGGATCCGAAAATTAGGAATTGGGTTAATGAGTATAGATCTAGATTACTCCCCAAATTAACAGTAGAAGACCTGATTAGAGATCATAATCATGAGATATGGAGAAAGTGTCCAAAATGTGGACATGAAGAAGATCTTCGGAAAAGTTTTGATTGCTCAAACTGTGGAACAACAATATACATTTCTCAAAGCAAGCACAAACAAAGTGATACAGGTAGTTTCAGAAGTACTTAGCACAATTAAGACACAAAACGAAAATAATTGTGTCACAATATATTTAATTTTTTTTATGGCAGATATAAATAGAATATTAGGCATAACCGAAAGTTATAATGCTCCAGCGAAAATCATGGAAATACTGAGATCAGAAGAACGAGATATAATTTTTCATGAATTTTTAGAGGCATTTAATCACGATATATCATTTGATTGGTTTCATGGTTATTTTCAAGAAGAACATGCTGACAGAACAAATAAAAAACAAGACTTCACACCAATGTCGATTGGAAATCTGTTAGCAAGGATTACCGACGATAGGAGTTCATCTCTCGTATATGATGTATGCTCCGGAACGGGAGGCCTTACAATAACAAAATGGTGGGAAACAGCATCTCAATACTTACCTTGGCAGTACAATCCTGAGGATCATTTTTACACCTGTGTAGAAATGTCTGAAAGAGCTTTGCCTTTTTTACTTCTTAACCTCTTGATAAGAGGTATGAATGCCACTGTCTACTATGGTGATGTATTGGAAAATCAATATTCCAAAGTGTATCATATTATTAACAAAGCTAATAATCCAGTTGGTTTTTCCAGTCTTGCTGAAATAAACTACTAAAAATAAAATTATGAAATTAGAAGAAGTTTACCCATTGTGGGCTAAAGACAAAGCACTTTATGTGAAGAAAAGCACTTTTTCTGCATATATCTTATTAGCAGAGAATCACATATTACCCTACTTTGGCTTTTGCGAAGAAATAACCGAAGATCACGTCCAGCAATTTGTTCACGACAAATTGGCAAAAGGACTTGGGCAGAAGTCCATTAAAGACATCCTTATCGTTCTGAAGATGATAATGAAGTTTGCCGCTAAAAAAGGAATGATGGAGTTCATCGAATGGGAGATAAAGTACCCTACCGCACGAAAGTCGGCAACCATAGACGTGCTATCTATAACTGACCATAAGAAGGCAATGGACTATGTGAAGACCCATCTCACCTTCCGGAATCTCGGAATTTTAATAACGTTGAGTGGTGGGCTGAGAATCGGCGAAGTCTGCGCTCTGAAGTGGAGTGATATAGACCTGGAAAAAGGCGTAATTCACGTTAGAAGAACGATCCAAAGGATCTATGTTATTGAAAATGGGACCAGAAAAACCCAGGTACTGATTGACACTCCAAAGACCAAGGGTTCTAATCGGGAGATCCCGATGACTAAAACGTTGATTAATATTATCAAACCACTGAAAAGAATAGTAAATGATGATTTCTTTATCCTTACTAATGACGAAAAGCCTACAGAGCCACGTACTTACAGGTCTTATTATTTTAATTTTATGGAAAAATTATCTCTTCCGAAAATTAAATTCCATTGTCTACGCCACAGTTTTGCGACCAGATGTATCGAGAGCAATGCCGATTATAAGACTGTCAGCGTCTTGTTAGGTCATGCTAATATCAGTACTACATTAAATCTTTATGTACATCCAAATGACGAGCAAAAGAAAAAGGTTATAAATAATGTCTTCAAGTCCTTCTAAATTATCAACCAGGCAATGTGGAGTATGTCTTCAAGTCCTGCCTATCAGTGATTTTGAGTGTCATAAAAATTGTAGAAAATGCTATAGTAAAGATTATTATCAACGGAACAAGAAAAAAATCCTTGAAAGATCTAAGAATTATAGAGCTGCATCTTCTCTTAAAAAAAAACAGGAAGGGAATTATCGCTGGTTAAATTCTTTAAAAGATGAGGAGGAGAAATTCAAGTTTTTTTTGGAACAAAATAATTTAAAAATCGAAAACAATGAGTAAGATAGTAGTAACTCAGGCTCAGAAAGAGCAAATTATTTCTATGGCCTTTAGCCATAGTTCTAGACAAATTGCCGCCGAATGCTCCGTCTCAAGGGACACAGTTAGGAGAGTTTTTAAGAAATTTAATATTGTTATTCCTGCAGAGACTAAAAAGAAACTTCGTTCTCAGGGCATGCAAAGTAAAACTACTTTTACTCCGGAGGAAGATGCTATTATCAAAGAGAATTATTTGGACTTACCCATAAAAGCGCTGGGAAATCTAATAGGTAGATCCTATACGGGAGTCAACACTAGGCTTCGGCAGCTTGGATTGGTTATTCCTCAGGAGCTTCGAGATGAGCGTAAAAAAATAGGAATGTTCAGGAAAGGAAATGTTCCACCAAACAAAGGGAAAAAAATGAGTCCAGAGGTATATGAAAAATCTAAACATACTTTTTTTCAAAAAAATCATATCCCTCACAATGCCAAGAATGATTGGGAAGAAGCAAAGTGTAGAGATTCATCTGGTAGAACATATTGGAGAATCAAACTACCAGGTAAAAGAAAACTTGTGTATAAGCACATATGGTTGTGGGAGGAGGAATATGGAAAAGTACCTAAAGGTTATAATATCATTTTTAAAAATGGGGATTCTTTGGATTGCCGAATTGATAACCTTGAATGCATTAGTAACGCAGAGCTTATGTCTAAAAATTCTTTACATCGCTTCCCTGAAGACTTAAGGAAAATAATTCAGCTGAAGGGAGCTTTAAAACGTCAAATTAATAAAATCGAAAAAAATGGATAACGCTACAAAAATTCAATTAGATAGCTTCATAGGTCAAACTGTACACTATGAGAAGCAAAATATAACTATAAAAAAATATAAAGAAGTTGCCGGTTGTATTTGCATTGTAACTGATACCAGAACACTGCAATTTTACCCGGAAGAAGTTCAGGAGAAATTTATTGATAAAATAAGTGACGAGAAAGAGAAGGGGACATTTACTCCTCCATCACCAATAGAAAAGCAATCCTTTGTTGCCCTTCCTGATGAAAATGTTACAATTAAGAGTTCTCTTCTTGACGCTTTAAAAAAGGTGAAAGAAGATCCCGGATATTTGGCACAGGCTAAATCTATATGCGAGATAACTAATGCCCTTGTCAATGTGCAGAAAACTGAAATCGAAATGATAAAATTATCAAAAGAATTATGAAAGCACTAATATTTAAATTATTTCTAAAGTTCTCTAATAAAACAATCCTTAAAAATCATTGGTGATGGACAAGTTCATAATTTCTGCCACGAATCGCCAGACAAAAAAAAGGGAGCAGATTACGGCTCCTATGTCTCGAGAAGATGCAGAACACTGGTCAGCCAGACCAAAGCATAAACAAACTCACAAACATTTTAAAATCGCAAAACATCCTTATTATGCAAAATAAATACAAACCAATATTGTGTAATTCTGAGGTTATTCCAGGAATAATAGATGGAATAAAAACTCAAACCAGAAGAGTTCAAAATATATCAGGAAAGCCAGCATATGAAATTGGAGATATTCTTTACGTAAGAGAGACAGTAAGGATTGGAGCATGGAATGAAGGATATGCAGCATTTGCTTTTGATTATAAAGCAAGTCCAAGCTTAATAAAAACTCCATTTATAGAGTTTCCAGTAAGTAAGCATTTTAAAATGCTAAGTAAGGTTCTTTCAAAATTAGATTCATTAGGGGTTAAATCGCATACATGGACACCAGGAAAATCTCCTCTTCCTTGGATACCCTCAATACATATGCCTAAAGAAGCAGCCAGAATATTCCTTGAAGTTATTAATGTACGCGAGGAAAAGCTTTCTGATATTTCAGATGATGATGTAATTGCTGAAGGGATAGAACCAATAAAAGTAGTAGACCTTGGAGATCCATATTTTATTTTTCCGAATCATTTACCTGGTGATGATTTTCTTTCTTTCAGTGAGTATACATGGAATTATGGAAAAGAAATACACTCTGCAGCAAAAGCTAGCTTTTGTTCGTTTTGGGAAGTATATATAAAAGAAGGGCAATGGAATGAAAACCCAAAGGTATGGGTATATGAGTTTAAAGTAATCAAAAAACCTGCAGACTTTGGAATCAATTAGCCCAATTATATATGGCATCATAGCAGCTGTATTAATTTCCTTTATTTCTTGTATAACCATCCTGGCAATTATGGGTATCGACTATCTGAAGAAAAATAAAATAAACAAATCTTAATCATGAAAAAATATACTATTACTTGGGATGCTTTCTATAACTGTGTTTTTATAGTTGATGAAAGTAAATTTACTGAAGACGATGCAAAAACGTTTCTAGAATTTTATTCCTGGGACTATGATGAGGAAGGGAATCTTAGATTGGAAGCATTGAAAAAAATGGCTATAAAGTGTTTTTATCTTTCTCAGGAATGGAATGTAGAAGGAATAATGGAAAAGATTGATAACCTCTTTGAATGTTATATTCCTATTGATGGTACTCGAGGAGTAACTCTAATTGATATTGATAATTTCTCTTTTGATTCTGAGGATTATGAAGGTGAAATAGAAGACTATGAGTAGAATTAAACTTCCTCCGGAAGCTCTTAAAAGAAAGTACAGTGCTGCCTACCGGCTCCGGAAAAAACTTGGTCTTACCAAATTTCCAAAATATCAGAAGAATATTTACAGCAGCTTAGACGAGAACCTGTTACAAATAGCAGAAGTTAAAATCCTAATAAATGAATTTGGCTTTGTAATAAAGCCACTAATAAAGTGAATTAAACATGGCATTTCCAATTAATCAAGATCAAATATTTGCAGCAACCAATGGAGGACTGGATATCATTACCAGGTTCATAGATGGTGTAGATCCCAACAAACATTTTAAAATCCGGAAAGAAGGGACTGAATCTGCAAATATGTCAAAGAAAGATGGTATTTATTTTGTGCGAGACTGGGGTGATGTAGGAGGTTTCTTTGAAAAATCCCGCCATGCAATTCATATTTATTCACACTATACAGGAAAGACTTACTTCGAATCGCTTCTGGATCTGGGTAGAGAATTGGGATTAGTTGATGATAAAAATACTGCAGTAAAGAATATTACCTCATGTAAGTTCTATCAGTTCCAGGGTGAGCTGAACGATCAGGGGTTCTGTTATGAGACTAAGGATTTTACTGATTATGAACTGGAGATCCTTGGTCCTTTGGTTACTCCGGAACTCTGCAGGAAATATGGTCTTTATTCTCTGAAGTCTTATTCCTGGATAAAGTCTGATGATCTGCAGCAAAAAGAAATGTGTACGGTTTACACTGTAGAATCTTCAGAGCTCTACCCTATTCTGGCATTTATTGTCACTGATGGAAAAAGTAAATTATCGGTAAAAGGAGATCAGGTCGGGGATAAAGTAGAAGTTGAAAAAGCCGAGACTATGTGGCTTAAAATATACCAACCAAAATCACACGATAAAAAATACAGGTTCTCTTATCTGGGGAAAAAGCCCAAGCAATATATATTCGGTTTAGATCAGCTAAAATCGACATACAATAAAATTCAGGATACTGATGATGAGAATACTGCTGAAGATGGAACATTGTTAAAAATGAAGAAACTAGAACGAGTGGTTATCTGTTCCGGAGACCGGGATAGTATTAATATGGCTTCTACCGGAGAGACTGTTGTTTGGTTTAATTCCGAGACTGCAGAAGTAACGGAATCACAAATTGGATTGCTATTCAAGTATTCTAATGAAGTTATTAATGTCCCGGATCTGGATCCAACGGGTTATGATGCTGGGCAAAAACTTGCATTAAATCATTTAGATGTAAAAACTGCTTGGCTTCCGGATTCTCTCACAAAGAAAAAAGACTTCCGGGGCAATCCCCTGAAGGATTTCACAGACTATATTAAATCTTTGACTTCCTATGATGACAAGGATCAGAAGGAAATGAAGATTAAAATAAAGAGATTCATTGAGCTTGCCAGGCCTGCCAAATTTTGGTATAAAAAACAGCGTATTAATCGGGAGGGAAAGCCTACCGGAGATGTTACTTATATCATCAATTATAAGAATGCTTTTAATTTCCTGAAGTTAAATGGCTTTGCCAGAGTAAAAGATGAATACCATAAGGATGGTTATTACTTTATTAAGCAAGAAAAACATGTTATTCGGAAGACTACTGCTCAGGAGATAAAAGATTTTTTTAATCAGTTCCTAGACAAGAAACAAAAAGAACATGGTCTTAAGCTCTTTCCGGATGAACTACTTAATATGCTTATTGGATCTGAAGCTGTATCCGATAAAAAGCTGGTGAACTTGGAATCCAAAGATTTCGATTTAATAGACTTCACACCAAAGAGCCAGTATTTTTTCTTTGATAAATTCATCTGGCACGTAACTAAAGATAAGATTGAAGAGATCACTAAAGGATATAGCCGTTATGTTATGGAAGAGGATATCCTCAATAACATCATCAAGGAAAAGGCAAAAGTAGATCTGGACTCATCTAAAGTAAAAATTCTGGATAAATTTTTCGTCATCGATAAAGGAGAAGATGGGAATTGGATTTTGGATATCAAGAAAAAAGACTGTGATTTTATGAATTATCTGATCAGTGCAAGCCGTGTTCACTGGAAATCTGAATTAGATGATCTTGATTCACACGAATGGGAAGAGTACTTAAACAGCCATAAGTTTATTATAAACAGCAGAAAACTAACTGAAGATCAGATTTACGAACAGGAGCTACACCTTATTAATAAAATCTATGCGATTGGATATATGTTGCACCGATACAAGGATGATTCAAAATCCTGGTGTTTATATGCGATGGATAATGAAGTGGTAGATGATAGTCAATCTCATGGTAGATCTGGAAAATCATTATTAACAAATAGAGCTCTCCGCTTATTTATGAATTCAAAATATATTCCAGGGAGAAAGAAAAAAATTATAGAATCAGAATTCATCTATGACGGTATCACCAGAGAGACCGACTATGTACTATTTGATGATGTTAATAAGAGCTTCAGGTTTGATGATCTGTTTACAGATATTACAGGAGACCTGCACGTCAATCCTAAATCCGTTAGTCCGTTTATTATTCCTTCACATGAGTCACCAAAGTTTGCTATAACAACAAACTTTGCTCCAGTGAATCTGGACACATCAACATTAGGCCGTATTCTATTTATAGCATTCTCAGACTGGTACCATATTAAAAATGAAAAATACGGAACCCGTGAGATTCCTGATGATTTTGGGAGGCTATTTTTTACGGGATGGGATGCTGAGCAATGGAATTACTTCTTGAACTTCATGATGCAATGCCTGCAGTTCTTCCTTAGTTGCAAACAAAAAGTGGAAGCTCCTTATGGAAATATTAAGAAGCGTAATTTGGCTGCAGAAATTGGACCGGCATTCATGGATTGGGCAGATGAGTATTTCACTCCAGAAAGGATGAATACTATGATTATAAAAAAAGAAGCTATCGAGCATCTGCATGCGTCAAGTAAATATCTTTCCGGTATTTCGGTGAATTTATTTAAGACCAGGATAACCCAATATTGTGAGCTTAAAGGCTATATATTTAATCCAAAAGAAGAACAGGGTAAAGATGGACGGGTAATTAAATGGGATAAAGACACTCGGAAATCAATAGAGTGTATTTATATCAAAGCTCCAATAAATCAAGAAGAATTACCTGAAGAAATGCGGATGCAGCTTTTTGAAAATGAAAATGATAATCCTTATGATTAAGCAGCCATTAGATATTAAGATCCTCCGTGACGAGATTGGGGCCATGAGCTTTCAATGCTGCCTGGTTAATGTCGATGTAATTGGCATCCGAATCCGGAAGAATTATGAAACCGTCATTATTCAGTATATTGCTGCAAAGAAAGTGGGATTTATATATGAAGCTGGTAAGCTTAGCCAGGAGCAGGTTCTTCGGGTTTATAAAGATGTTCCGGATAACTATAACAATCTCGACGATTACGAGAAAGAATATGAAGACAGAGTAGACATTCTCTATCCTCCACGACACAACTATGTTTTCATAGGTGAAAAAGTAGTGGAGAAAACAAAGTAATTTAAACTATCTATCTATTGAGAGGCCTGGTGATTCGTCACCAGGCTTTTTTCATGCAATTTTCTAAAGAAAAACAGGCGGCGGGCGGTGCTTTTAACTTCCCTTGCAACCCTCTATAAAAACTTTAAATAAATTGTAAGATTGTAATGAAATATCCGAAAGGTTTATTCTGTAAGACCTTACAGTATTTATTCTTTTTTGTAAGACTTAGAATATCCTTACAAAAAAAATGTAAGGAAAAACAACCTTACAAAAATTTAAAACCATAAAAAACAGCTATTACAGACTATTGATTTTACAAATAATACTGATAATCAATAAGTTAAATACACCTTACAATCTTACACAAAAAATCACACCTTTTTTGGTTTTGAGCCTTACAGTTTTGTAAATATTTTCTGTACTTTTATGTATAGTAATTGAAACATTTTCTGTGAAATACGAGTTTTTAGATATCGAATTTTTCAAAATTGTCCCGGCTAAAATTATCCAGGCTAATGCTAAACGTGCCGATATCTTAAATCTTGCCACAGATCTTCCGGAGTATTCTCATACAATAGGAACTGCAAAATTTTTAACTGAAGAAAAAGACTCGACAGCTGGTCCATACTTCGAAAATCAGTTTAACTTTTCATTTCCTTCCTATATAAATGCTTCTCAGCTTTCAGAAATTAAAAAAGCCGGTGCTATATTATTATATGCAGATACTGGTAGAATTCTGGTTCTATACCAGAATGATGTTTTTAGTAATGGGAAGTTGAAAAGCTCAATAAAATCCAATGATGAAATAACCGAAGTGTCCTTTCAAATACAAACTATCCAGCACCTATGATCCAAATTTTACCAGTTTATGTACCTGGCTACTTAGTCCCTTTCCTCATTAAGGAGATGGACGGTGTCTCCGTTATTCAGAATACAGAACAATTTACCAATATTAAGATTGAAAAAAATTCGATTATTGGGATGTTTCTGCGAAGGAACATTAAGCCAAGCTATAAAATAAAGAATTACCAGATGGTAATCTATTCAAAAAAAATCGGTCCACAGAATGCTTTCTCTATTGATCTCCTGGAGTATCAAAACTCCGTTGAGTTTAGAGTGGATCTAACTTTTGAAGAGCTGGATAAATTCTATAAATTTCTTTCTCATTTATTTACTATCTCATTTTTTACTTTTGTAAAAGGATATCAAAAAGCCCGGAAGGATGATGGAAAATCTTACGGTATTTTAATGGAGGCGATCCGGGCTATTATAGATGAATATGATCTATTGGAATATTCATTCTCAGAATCTCAGCTAAAGGAGTTATACTATTCTCAATATCGAAATGGTTGTTGCTCTGGGCTACATAAGAACCTACCCTTTCCAAAAAACTTTCTATAATTTTTCGCCTTGCTGTTTCCGGATCCTTTGCTAAATACATTTGGCAAAAATTGAGTCTTGAAATTTAGTCTGCACAAACAGCATACAGATACAGCTTTACCACAATCAGTTCAAAAAGAATTGATTCTGGCGTATGCTTCAGACATTGAGAGAATGCCTGAGACAGATCTACTGGGTCTTCAGGCCACTGAAAATATTGTATTTAAAGAGGGTGCATCAAAATACTTTCTGTACCTGACTCCTGCACAAAAGAAGAGATTATCAACCATTGAAGGAGATACAGATGTAAAAGGCTTTATTCAGGAGATAAGCGGAAGCTTTCCCGGTACAGCTTTGAAAGTTTCAGAATGGATCTATCATAATCTGAATGAAGGCTTTGTAATAATTCAGCCTTACTGCAGCTCTGGTTCCAGTAAAATTTACGGATCCAAATACAATCCTCTCTTTATCACCGGACGAATTTCTGAAGACCAGGAAAGCAGTATATGTGAATTAACATTTAAGCAGGTCAAGAAGTCTAAAAAGCCTTACCTAATATTTAATGATGCTGCATTCCGCAATAGAATATTTGATGAAACATTCGATTTAACATTTGAATAATATGGACTTTATAGATGAAGTAATAGATCAGATCCGGAAGGAAACCGCTATTGGAGGAAATCGAAGAGAAAGAATTGCCAATGCTCTCCAGCTGCTAAGGGATAATTCCAATAATTTTAAAGAACCTGCTTCTATAAGTCGGGGGAAATTATCCATGAGAACTAATGGTGAAAAATTATATTTCACCGATTCTCAAAATAAGGAGCAGGAAATAATTCTTTCTGAAGAATTTCGAGCAAGTGTTAATACTGGAATTACAGGTACTGCAGAATTAAGTACAGTACCATCTTTAACGAAATATGAACGTTGGAAAATTGCTATGCCAGGAGATTATCCTAATTTTATTGAAAAGGATGTTAATGGAAATAATGTTCCGATATCCATTTCTCCAAAAGAATTTGAGGAAAATGAAATTACTTTATCTGTAACCAATGGAATAGCAAAAAAGGAATTAAGTAAAAAGAAAGATCCAAAAACTCCAAAGTGGGATAAGGACACACAATATAGTAATGATAAGCAAGTTACTTTTTCAGGACGTATTTGGGAATCTAATTCTATTACTAAAGGTGATGTTCCTGGTGTATCTGATAAATGGAATGAAGTTGTCGGAAGTAAGTATACAACTCCAGTAGATATATACGCAATTTCAAGATATATTAGAGCTGATGGAGGGTTTGGTGGATTTGACGCCTACATAGGTTCTGATAAGGTAATATTGAGGAAAGGAGAAAAAATTTCTGCCAAATTAGTCGGAGAATACATTGGAAATATAGCACTGGGAGTTTGGAGCTTAGATGGTATTTTTCAGACTTCACAATCTATGTTCTTTAAAGATAATAGCAATATTAATGAATATAGCTATACCGCTACAGGAGATTGTTTAGTCGCTGTTTGTACGCTAAGAAGTGGAGGAACACCAATAGGCGGTGCTGAAATTGGTTCTTTCGTTATTACCAATTTAGATATTAACAATGACCGATCCAGTAATGCTGTAGCAGGATATCCAGAATTTAAGAAATTAAAAGATAATAGCACTCTTTCAGTATTGAATAAATCAATATTTAAAGGGATTGGATATTTTACTCCAGAAGGTCAATTGAGTGGTTATTTACCACATCTTAGATTTACTGATTTATTCAAATTAAAAGCTGGTGACCAGATAGAATGTTTATCAGATATTCAAGGAATTTTAATCTTTGAATTAGATAAAAAGACAGTTAAATATGTGCCTTCTCCTATAACTGTAGATAGTGAACCTATCAGAAAACTATTTACATATACTGCAAATGCTGAGTGTTACGCTGTGTTTCAATCTGGATTAGCCGAAGGAGTTCCGGTAGCTGATGTAAAAATGATGTCAAGTTATTTTTTAACTCCTAATGACATTGATAATATAAGCAGTGTTAATAATGTTGCTTCATATAAATCTGTAAAGCAATTATTAGATAATAATAAAACATCTAGTTATAGTGTTTCGTTTCTTCGAAATGTTGGCTATAACGATGGTCAAGGTATTAATCCAAGCGTTCCGGATTGGCGATACTCCAATTTAATATTTGTACCCAAAGGATCGTCTATTAGTGCTTACCTCGGTACTGAAAAATATGATCCAAATCCTTTAGGAGAACAAGTAAATGTTCTTATCCGGGTATATAATTCTGACGGTGTAACGCTTAAAACAGTTGTACGAGGTAATTTCTTAGGAATGGGAAATGTAGGCTATGTAACGGAAGAAGACTGTTATATCGGCTTTAACTCATTTTACTCATCTGCAATGCCCTCTATTACGATTAATGAAGGTAAGATATATGCAACGCCAAAGGATATTACCGGAGGCTCCGGAGGTGGTGTAGGAAAGTTTATACCAAACATAACGGAGAACAATCCAAAGCAACTCATCAAAATAGCACTTACTACAACCGATCCAATTCCGGAGGCTAAAGGAACGCTGATGAAAGGTTCTGGCGCGATTGAAATAGATAATGTTAAGTATGATCTATTTATGACGTATGAGGTACAAGGATCCTCTTCTGCCGCCTATCCAGAAAAGAACTGGACAATATCACTTTACAGTGATGCCGGGTTTACAACGTCTAAGAAAATAAGGCTGGCGAACCTTATACCATATAGTAAATACGTGCTAAAGGTCAATTATATTGATCCTACTCATGTTCGTAATATTGGGGCATTAAGAATATGGGAGCAAATGATTCAAACTAGGTCAGGTTTTCCGAAGCGTGAAACTGATTTTGCGTTAGTTGGAAAACAGCATCCAGAGAATATGGAAACGGGAGCTTTAGGCCATGTTGAAGGTTACCCGGCAATATTAACCATTAACGGAGTCTTCTATGGTATAGGGACATTTAATATCGGAAAGGATAATGATAATTATGATCTCCTGAAAGATGACCAAACTCATATCCAAATTGAATTAGCAAATGCGGTTGATTTTCACCAGATGAATAATATCGAAGTGAGAGTACCTAAAACGGTGACAGCTTTGACAAATGCTAACATTCAGAAGTTTGCAACAATGGCAGCTAAAACCGGAACTGAATTTAGTGCAGCATCCAGGCAAATGCTTTGGAGTCCCAATGTTGTTGATTTCTATTTGGCATTAGAATTCTTTCAATTGATTGACTGTGTTAGTCGTAATACTCATATCATGAGTTATAACAGCTTTGATAAGGTATTATTTACGCCTTATGACTGGGATAGCTGGGCAGCCGATGTATTTGGAAATCCAAGCTCTAATCCTGAAGCTTCCGTCTGGGATACTGCTGTGAATGTGCCTGATAATACGATAATTTTCTGGCGTGATAAGGTAGGCACTGAATATCGGCAAGAAATTATTAACAGATACGCATACCTCAGAAGCTGTGGAGTTTTCTCACTGGATAATTTCTATGATGTAACCAGAAACCTGACGCTAAAATTTGAACGCAGCAACTACGAAAAAGATGTCACTAAGTGGAATAAAATGCGAGACAACACAATACAACTGCTTTACAACTACATGGATCGCCGTATAAAGTACCTAGATATAAGATTTGGGTATATAAAGAATTAAAGATTAAATACCATTCCTTGGGAATAAATAAATCCAATTATTATAATGAATCCGCAAGAAGCTATTAAAACAATTCCTGTGCTCGTAAAATTATTGAAAGACAGAAATACCTATTACGTAATTGTTTTAGGGCTTCTAGCTGCATATATATGGAAACAAGATAATGAGATCGCAGAATTAAAAGCTGACAAAATAAAGCTCGAAAATCAAATTAATGAATTAAGAAGTAAGAACTGTGTAGAAGAGTTCCGCGTTTGGCAGGAAGCTTTAGCTATAAGGAAACTGGAAGTTAATGTAGCAGACAGCCTGGTCCGGGAACAAACCAAAGATGCAAAGACACTTTTAAAATCGAAATAAAATGAAAAAGAATTTTTTGATTGCAATATTGGAGATATCAGTTATTATACTGGTCGCCAATTTATTCAAGGGTTGGTTTACCCTAGATAAGAATGAGAGAATAGCAAAGGAAGCTCTTCAGCCTAAAAGAGATACTATCATATTGACAAAGTATATCAATAAAAAAGATAGTACTACTATTGGAAAGTTCGAAGAAAAAAAAGGAGAAATCATTAATAATTATGTATCTAACAAGTATATGACTTATGTACAGGATACGCTAGCGCCAGCCTACAATATTCAGAAGGAACAGATTAATGAACTAACCAGGGCAAACATGGTTCTGGAGGGTAAATTAAAAGCTGCCAGAATAGAGGTTGATGTTAATAAAAAAGCCCGAATATATTACGAAAACAAGTATATACAAATAGTTTCTAATGAAGCTGACAGTACCGTCGATTACAGGTATAATGCTATTGTAGATATCGTCAACTATAACGAGAGAAAATGGTGGCTTGGAAAAGAGAAATCTTTCATTGGTATCTCCAGTCCGGATAAGAATTTAAAAATTAATGGTGTAGAGCATTTCAAAAAACAAATTGATATAAAAAATAAGCCTTGGGGTTTAGGTGCTCAATTGGGATATTATTATGCTCCTGCAGCTAATCAATTTTATCCGGCATTCGGAATAGGAATTTCGTACAATTTTTTAAAATTTTAATTATGATTTATTCACCTTTAAAAATTTTCCCTTCAGCTGGACATCACAATGCTGATTCGGGAGCTGTATCTAATGGTTATAAGGAAAATGAACTAACAAAAGAAGCGAGAAATATAATCGCTGTAAATTCTAATGCTGAAGATCTGATCATGGATAAGGATTGGGAAACCAATTCACAGTATCAGAGAAGGATTAAACCTGGCTCCGGATCCGTAGTATTTGATATTCATTTCAATGCCGGTTCTCCAACTGCAGGCGGTACAGAATGCTATGTGAATACTCATGATTTTTCAGATAAAAATTCGATGAGTTTCAGAATGGCATCTGAAGTTTGTGATTTTACATCAAAAACTCTGGGTATTAAAAACAGAGGGGTGAAATCTGAAGGTAATTCTCAGCACTCCAGATTAGGAATACTTAATCTTGGAGCTGGTTGTTCTGTATTATGGGAAATATGTTTCATTACTTCAGTCCTGGATATGCAACAATACCAGGCGAAGAAAGAAGAGCTTTTAAAAGGTATTGCTAAAATTTTAAAAAAGTATGACGACATAAAGTAAAGTCTTCAATATTTTGTATATTAGTACAGGTAATTTGTTTACCTTAAATCCACTTGAAAGCCCCGAATCAAAATCGAGGCTTTCTTTTTAATTTTCTTTTTCAGTTGCTTGGATAACCTGTTGTGCAAGATCTACGAGCTTTAACCAGTTCTCTTTACTCAGGCATATTTCCTTTTCATTATGTTGGATAGACATCCAACTATCCTCCGTATCCAATGTAACCTCTTGAATTACTTTCTTAGGTTCGTCTTCAAATAATTGAACCTCCTGTGATTTAGTCATACAATTAATTTTGATGTAAAGGTGAAGCTATATTTATTATAAAAAATACGGGAATCCGTAATCATGAAAATTATTTACTTTTTAATTTTGCCAAGGAAGAAAGATTCACTTTAAGTGAATGTGATTTGGTGGGCCCTGATTTTTAATCGGGGCTTTTTTTTACTTATAAAAAAGTTTTTAATCACCTTACGGGAATCCGTAAAACATTAAAAAATATACATTCTATATTTGTCATAGAAATAATAGGGAGCTGGAAAACCCTATTAGCATTAATATTAATTGGATCATAATGAACCGGGCAGACGTACACTGTCCGGTTTTTTATTTTATCTTTTCCTGATGTCTCCGACATTAGTGTCGGTGACCTCTTATTTTTTACACTTTTTCTTTTTTTCGCCTTGCTGTTTTCCCTGGCATATCCTGCCATTTTCGCAATATGAAACATCTATTATCAGAAATATTAAGAGGCACATGGCTTTTGAATGTACAGGATCCTGGACAGTATCAAAGAATAGCCAGTGCAGTTTTGGATGGCAATTTCAAAGAGCAACCAAAACCTGATGCTTTTAAAATTATGGGAAAAACCTCCTATGATAACGCAGGAAATGCAATAGTAAAGGATAAAGTTGCCGTTATTTCTATGATTGGAGAAATGACAAAGTATGATACAGTCTGTTCCTATGGCTCCGAGTACTACGTTTCAGAAATGATAAAGGCAGAACAAGATGCTGATATCAAGGGGATCATTCTAAAGCTTGATGGTCCCGGAGGTAATGCAGATGCTCTTCCCGTATTTGAAGAAATCAAGCCACTTATTAAAAAGCCGGTTGTTGCTTTAGTAGATCAGGCCTGCTCTTTACATTATTTTATTGCTTCAGTTTTGTCATCACATATTATGATGAGTAATACAGTAACAGCAGAAGTTGGAAGCATTGGTGTTCAGGTTGTTTTCTTAAAGCCGGAGCAAGAAGTTATAATAGTAAGGCCTCCACAATCCAAAGATAAAAACCAGGTATTTATCGATGCTTTAAATGGGGATTACTCGAGACTTGAAGCAAAGCTGGTTCCATTAGCTGTCCATTTCCAGGACATGGTGAAAAAATCCAGACCAAAAGTAAAGGAAGAAGCAATATGTGGTAATACCTATTATGCTGATGAAGCTATTAAAGTGGGCTTGGCTGATTCTATCGGAACATTAAGCGATGCTTATAATTTAGTTATAGCAAAAGCCGAACTCAAGAATATTAAAAAATAATTTTTACAATGAATAAGTTTACAACAATGTTGAAAAATCTTTTAGGGCTAAAAGATTTAAACACGAAAGACGGGAAACCGGATTTATCTGAAGAACAAAAAACTTCTTTGGAAAATTTAGTTGGTGCTACAGAAATGGCTACTTTAATCGAACAGGTTACGAGTGAACTTGCCGGAGTTGCAGATGCCAGAACTCAGCTTCAGGCAGCTCAGCAAAGTTTAGCCCAGGCTAACGATCAGATTGAAGCTAATGCTCAAACAGTAGCAGAATTGCAAACTAATTTAGCAACAACCAATCAAGAGAATGCTACATTGAGAACTCAGGTAGCTACCCTATCCGATCAGCCAGATACAACTCCAGTAACTACTCCTACTCCAGGTCAAGCTGTATCTAATCTTGCTCAATTCAGAGGGCAAGCAGATCAGGTAATAACAGCTGTTCGTGCTGTTGGTAATCAGCTAATGGGTTATGAAGGTTCTTTATGGGCTATGGATAGACCTTGGAATACAAGAGCTGTTGGTGGTCTTAAAGCTTCAGCAACTGACTTTACGCAAAGCATAGTTGTAGAAAGATTAAATGGAGATTTGGAAGATTTCTTCCGCCAAAATCCAACTACTATTGATGATATCTTCAGTAAGTATTTCAATCTTCCTGAGCTGTGGAAATCACATACTGTTTATGGTGTTATCGATAGAATAACAACTGCGAGTATTACGGTAACTGAGGTTACACAACCAAGAAAAGATTCATGGATGCCAAAAGGTTCTGCACATATTACTCCAGAAGAAATGCGTGTACGCCCAGCTCAAATTGATCTACAGTTTGATCATAATAAATTAGTTATGATTGAAACTAACTGGATTAATTCATTCAACCGCGAGGGAACTCAAGCATATAAGATGACCTTTATTCAGTACCTGATCACATTCTATTTAATGCAAGCAAGATCTGAGGATGCTGATGTACTGGTCAGAGGTATTTATGTAGAAACTCCTGAAGGATATAAACATCCTGTTTCTTACTTGTTAAGAAATGACGGTGTTCTAAAGATTCTATTTGATAATAGAGATAAAAAATACAGAACCTGGAATATTGGTCTGCCTACTGAAGCTAATATCTGTGATTATATTGATGGAATGATCCAATTACTAGATCCAGATATTAGAAATAAGCCACTTCAATTTGTTTTATCTCCTTACTGGGCTAGAGCCTATAAAAAGCGTGATGAAATTATCCGTGGACAGAATAACAATTATGATGGATATCCAAAAACACCAAGAGATTATCCTAATATTCAGTTTGTAACTGTTCAACAGTTCGAAGGTACTGATGTAATGTTTATTACTACTTTGGATAATGTTAAGCCTCTTGAATTCAAGCAGGAAGAAAAGTCAATGTTGACCTTCGAGAAGTTCTTAAGAAACCTATATGCATTTGCAGATTACAGACAAGGTATCGGTCTTAATCATATTGGTTTAGAAACTCAGCCAGATGATCCACAAAGATATCTGAAGCAGATTGTTTGGTCAAACAATACTCCATTGTTTAAAAAAGATTTCTATGTAAGTGTGTATGATAAAGGGACCGGTATTGTGGAAGTAAGGCACAACCGTGTGAAACTTGCTGAAGAATTCACAACTGATATCACCAAGATTACCGGAGACGTAGGAAAAGCTCTATTCATTAAAGGAGATGTTTCTTTGGCTACTGAAGTAAAAGTGAAAAAGAATTCGGATCTAAAACTGACTGCAGATTTTAATTTGAAGAACGGAGGAATTCTAACATTGATTAAAAATGCAGATGGCACATATACTGAGGTGTCAAGAACGGATGCTCCGGAAGTTGAATCTTCTGCTATTGAATTTAACGATACAGTACTTGATTACGAGAAAGGAACTGAATTCGTATTCACAGGAACAGCGGCTACTTTGGCGGAGATCAAAGGAGGTTCTGAAGGTAATACTGTGAGAATTCATGGTGGTGAAGATGCAGCTCATGCATTAACCATTGATCCTGTCTCTGGGAAAATCAAAGTGAATTCTCAATACGTACTGGATACGAATGCTAAATATATGGATCTGATCTTTATCGAAGGTCAATGGATCGAATTAGCAAGAGGATAATTGTTTAACATATAGCCCGTTTCGGCGGGCTTTTTAATAATTCATACTATGAAATTTAACGTACAAAAAAGTTCAAGTAATGCAGGATTACCAACTCCAAAACGTGGAAATGTAATACTTGCTCAAACAAAAGATATTTTACAATGGCCTGAAATTTCTGCAGATGGTGTAGCCTATGAAGGAAATTTCGTATTTGTTCCTGGTGCAACATTTGGGCAATTGTATATGACTTCTTCTACACAAGCTGCAACCTATGAAGCAGGAGGTAATCCTGATGGTATGGGATCCAAAAATAAATTTGTTGGAGAACATCCGGGAACAAGCAGAGAAATCATGGCTTTTCTAAAGAAATATGCCAATGAAGGCTTCATCATTTTCTATGGAGGTTGTGGAACTGACGAATGGAAAGTAATGGGTTCTCAATGTCACTCAATGAAATTATCTCCTGCAGGGAAAGATGATAAAGACGGTAATGTTAATACATTAACTTTCGAACAGGAGCAGCTTAATGATGACAGAGTAATGTTCTACGAAGGAGATATTTCTTTTGCTTTACCTTTCACGCCAGCTGGTCCTGCATTTGCTTTGGATAAATCCAAAGGGCTACAATATCAATTGCCTGTTTCTACTGCAGCAGGAAACATTAGTTTTACCTCTTCAGACTATGAGAATGGAACAATGGTTACGTTGATAGGTGGTGGCGGTTCTACTCCACTATTGCTGAAGAATGGAACGACAGGTGCTGTTGGTGTACTTCTGAAAAATGGGACTGATTGGGCAGCTCTTGAAGGGGCTACCATTCATTTCAGAGTTGTTGTAGCTGATAAGACATATCTTGTCGAGCTATCAAGAAAATAACTTTATAATTCATGTTTTTTTTAGATTTGGAAGCGCTGCCGGTTCGGTAGCGCTTTTTATTTCGCCTTGCTGTTTTCAGTCGTTGCACAGGGTAAGTTTGCGATATGAAGGAAATAAATATTTATGATGCATTGGAGCTGATGCGGAAATTATCTAAACAGAATTTTCCCTTCAGTATTTCATTCATAAGCTGTGACAGAACCAGACGGACCTCCGGAGGATTAGTCACTGTAAAAAACTGTGGACTCACTGCAGGGCTGCCTTCCAAAAAAAGTAAGCATGCCAAAAACTTAATTGCTTATTCAGATCTTGACAATAAAGAACCTAATAAACAATTTTGGCTGCCATTATTAATGACTGTTAACGATTTAAAGATTACCCATGATAGAATTAGGAAGTGATGCTATTGTTGGAGATGAGAATCTGGCATTCTCATTCGAGGTTATAGATCCTCGACAAAAAAATCCTGAAGCTGCCTGGAGTCCGGTTGATATTTTTTCTAGGAAACCAGTAGTCTCCAGATATGGAGACTGGAATGTTTTTCCCTATGGGGAAAATAATATGCTGCCATTGATGATCCGGAATATTGTATACGCGAACTCTATTGCTCCAGGTATTCTCAATAAAAAATCAGGCTTATTCTGGGGACAAGGTCCAAAACTGTATACTGAAAGTATTATTAATGGAGAATTAACCCGGAACTATATTGAAGATTCCGAAATTGAAGCTTGGTTAGATACATGGGACTGGGAAGATTATATACTGAAATGTACCGTAGATTTCACACACATTGAATCATTTTACACAAAGTTTATCAATAAAAAAGGTTGGCGAATTGGATCTAAAAATGAGATTGCCTACCTGGAACATGTTGTTCCTTATAAGCCAATGGTTGTAGGTAAGCAATATATTCCTACTCATATTATACTTCATAGGGATAATGATCCTCTGAATTATGATGTATATCCATTGTTCGATAAGTTCAATGCTTTTAAAAGTGGTCAGAGTATTATGTATTCTCACTTGTATACATTCTGCTCAGACTTCTTTTCTATACCGCAAATATTAGGAGCACTTCCGTGGATTGTACAGTCTACGAATGTTCAGAAATTCATTGAGGCCTTGACGAAAAATTCAGTCAATATCAAATACCACATTACTTCTCCAAAAGCTTTCTGGGACCAAAAGAGAGATGATCTGAAAAAAGAATGTGAAGAAAAAGATATTGATTATAAGGAATCAATGCTGAAGAGATATAAACGGGAATTGCTCCGTGAAATTAAAACTGTTCTTTCCGGATTAGAAAATGCCGGAAAGTTTTGGCATTCTGAAGAAGTTCTGGCCGAAGTTGGTGGAGGATTGGAAAAAATGGGATGGACTATTACCCCTATTGAGCAAAAGATGAGAGATACTGTACAAAGTCAGATTGATATCGGGAATTTTGCTAATAAGTCTGCAGCTGTAGGTGTAGGTGTTCACTCAGCAATTGGGAACGTAACTGAAGAAGGACGTTCCGGATCCGGATCTGAACAGTATTATGCTCTTAATAATTTCCAACAGATCGGAGTAGATATTCCGGAGATGATTATTATGGAAGCAATGAATGCTGCTATAAAAATAAACTTTCCTCATAAGAAGAAAATAAAAATGGGCTTCTACCGCAATCCGGCAAAACGCCAGGAAGATATGAATAAAGAAGATAGAAACTTAACTGTACCACGCAATGGAAGATAATAAATCGCCTAAAGGCTGTAATATTTTTGCATTTGTTTTTGTAATGATAAACCTGGCTATATATGCTTATGGAGTGTATAGATTGGCCGGAAAACTATACCACTGGATATGGAGCTAATTATAACTAAAGAAAATTTCTCTGAAGAGTTTAAAGATGCTGTGGGAATTGTTGATTCTGATGTCAGCTTTAAACGGCTAAAGCCATCTATAGAATTATCTTCAGAAGAAATGATAGAACTTATAGGTGATGATAATTATACTGCAGCAGTAAGTGCTTTACCTGAAGATCCTTTTAAACAGCTTGTCAAAACTGCAATTTTAATGAAGGCTTTAATTATCTATTTACCTGCAGGTGATCTAACTATTGGAAATAATGGACGGACTATGCGCCGGGATGACAATAATGTTTCTGCTTTCCAATGGCAAATAGAAAAGCATGATAATTCTCTGGAGCAAACTTATTATCGAATCCTGGACAGACTCCTGAAATTTATGATCAAGGATAATAAGGAAATCAACCTTCTGAAGTATGATTACAAAGATTTAATTGTTAATTCATTAAATCTTTTCGAAGCTCACTTCAATATCGAAGGCTCACATCTACTCTATTTAAAATTAATTCCTGCACTCAGAGAGGCAGAAAAATTGGAGATCTTACCAAGAGCCGGCAAAGATATTCTTGAAGAAATAAAAACGGATCCAAAATCAGATCTGGCATTCCTGGTGCAAAAGTGTATTGTAAATTATGCTATGTCATGGGGAATCAATAAACTCAATCTGCAGCTTTTTCCAAAAGGAGTTCTGCAGAATGAAAGCGAAGGAAGTAAAGGCTATTCTAAAAAGTCTGCAGATGGTGTACAGCGTCAAGGTTTGGCTATTAGTTTTAACAATGACCTGGACAGAGATCTGAAAGCTCTGGAAAAAGAGATTTCTAAGAAAAAACAAACTCCGGTAGATCCTTCCGAAAGTATGTTTTCTGATTTTGGATTTAATAAAAACGATGGATTTGTAGACGTATGATATCAATAGAAATACCTGATAAAAATAAATTCCTATATCTCCCTGAGGAGCTTGCAGAATGTGATGAAAAACAATTCTTAGACATGAGTAAGTTACTGCTATGGCTTAGTACTGGAATTGTAACGTATGAAAGCTTCAGGGTTCTGGCAGTTTATGCTCTGCTTGGAATGAAGTGGGATCGTAAAGAGTATAAAACGCCAGGCTTTATGCCGGAAGCTGATGAAAGGAAATGGGCTAATGTTTATCAGCTATCCGAATATATAGACAGGTTCTTTGAGCAAACGATAAATGATAAGGGTGAAGAAGTGACTTCTATAAAGCAAAACTTCATTAAAAATCATGCTCCGGAGATAAAGTTGTTCGGAAAGTTTTACGGTCCTGATGATGCCTTTGAAAATGTTACAGCTGGGCAATACTTTGACGGAATGGAATATTTTATCAGCTATACAACTTCCGGAGATCTAAAGGATCTGCGAAATCTGTTTGCTATATTCTACCTTCCAAAAGGTGAAGAGTATGATAAGGAAGTTTCCAGAAAACGGGCAAAAGGTATATTTCGGACATTGGATGTCCGACATTTATATGGATTTTATCTGATGTTTTCTGCAATGAATAAGTACTTAAAAAGCGGGAGCGTTGTAATCTATGGTGAAGAAATTGACCTGAGTATTATATACAAAGATATTTCAAAGGACAAACTTAAAAGTAGTCTTCCAGGATTGGGGTGGATATCCACTGCTCAGGATCTGGCAGAGTCTGGAGTATTTGGTTCTTATGAAGCTGTCCGCAAAACATTAATGTGGCCGGTTCTGCTCAGGCTGTATGACCTGAAGAAAAAAGGAATTGATGATATTGATCGTGAAAACGCTAATAAGAATAAAGCATGAGTCCAAACGAGTTAAGAGAACTATTAGCTGAAATGAAAGCTGAAGTTACGGAGATCAATAAAGCCTGGGGTGTTATCGACGATACCCATTTAGGAAATACTCTTCATGACAAAAGCAAGGAAGATAATATATTCCTGGTTGGAGTATTACCCAGCTATGGAAGTGAAGGAACTTCTGCAGACAATGTAAAGCAGAACACAGTTTGCCAGTTTTTAATACTGGAAAAAACAGGATATTCAGAACTTACTCCGGATCAGTTCTGGGAAGTTTTTGAAAGAACATACCAGGCTGTAGAAAAGATTAAGAAAATAATACTCCGGAAAGCTTCTGAAGAATGTATTCCCTACCTTAGTAATATTGATGTAAATTCAATCAATATAGATCCTGTTACACATAAATCTGAATGTAATGGTTATTCAATAGCCTTTGAAATTGCTTAGATATGGCACTTTTAGACAGACGTGATCGTGAAACCGGGATAATAGAAGGAAGATTTATCACCCATGTTTTAAATGAACAGGGTGATGAGATTCTGAAGGATTCTAAAAAGCAGATGAAAGGCTTTACTTCTGCCAAGTGGTCCAGGAATAAAATGACTATTAATGATAATACTCTTACTTACGATACAGTTGCTGCAACTCGTTTTGTAGATATGAAGACCAGAAGAAGTAAAGGATATACCAGAGGTAATAAAAAAATTCCTCCAGGGAAAAAGAAAAAGAAAAGCTTTCCAATTCACAATAAGCCTATCTTCAGACACAAAAAAATTATTATCCGGACTTTATCCTTCGGCTTTACAGATGAAGTAAAAAACAGCTTCAGACAGCTGGCAAAAAATGAAGGACTTATATAAAAAATACCCTAATACGTGTATTTATTTTGTATATTTACATATGGATTATAAAGCAAAATTAGTTTCAGTATTTGAGAAATGTCCATTCCTGGATAAATCTGTTATTGCAAGAGATGCCGACATGGATCCGGGAAACTTCCGGAGGTATGTTGCCAATAACTCTACACCGGTAACGGAGAAAGTATATAACAAAATATTCCCCGCGCTGCAGAAAGCTCAAGATAATTTTCATAAAGCATTGAATGATGAGTAGTATTAAAGAATTGAAAGAAAGTTTAGCTCGGCAATTCTCTATTTCAAGAGAAGAATTGGATAAACTAAGGAGATATGAGGAATTTGAAGCATCAGTAATGATGTTAACTACTCCTGAAAATTTTAATAAGGTAAAGGATTCTTTATCAAACATTCCCACTTATAAACAGTCTGTATTTATAAACTGTTTAAAAGCTGGAGTTCCTGTTGAATATTGCAATAAAGCAGTTGAAAAATTATTTTCATTATCAACATCCAGCCCTTTTTCTGCTATGGATATTTTTTATGTATTCCAGCAATTCCACAGATTAGAAGAGCTTTATAAGGATTAATAGTATTTTTCATACATTTAAGTAAAATTTATATGTATGAAAAAATTACTACTCTTATTACTCATTTTTTTTACACTCTCATGTGTAAAAAAAACTCAATATTATAAAACTGAAGAATTGATTGAATCTGATCATAAACTTTTAGGAAATAAAATGGAAGTTATAGTAGATTCATTTGAAGCTAAAAGTAATATAGACGCCATAAAGGAGGGATATAAACGATATATAATTAGTATTAAGATAAGAGAAAATGAAAAAACTGCAGAAGAATCTGGCACATACAAAAAAGTGAGAAATTTCAGTTTATTTTCACCAGAAGGAGTATTGATAGATTTAAATCAATTAAGTAAAAAGCAGAAGGACTCCCTTGAATTAAATGTTAATCAGTCTATTGAAAAAACTTTTCCTGAGTTGAAAGAAGCAAAAAAAGTTCAATAAGCTAAATACATTCTCCAAATATTTGGAGAATGTATTTTTTTATGTACATTTGTAGAAGCGAAATGTAACAGACACTGGGAAAAAGTCTTAAAATTTTCCAATCATTTTAACGATTATATAGCCTGCCTTAGCAAGTAGTGGAACTTTTTCCTCGGAATCTGTTACGTTTCGCGACACCACGAAAGTTAAGGCTTTTTCTTGCTTTTGTGGTTTTAAGAGGAAATCTTTTAAAACAATATAAAATGCGAAACGTAACTAACACAATCAATTTAGGAGATCATTCACCGATGAATATCTTCGGCATCGTAAAAGCATTCGATGCAAAACCTACTAAACTGGAGAGTCCTTGTAAGTTCTTCAAAAAAAATAATTTCAAACATTACCGCTATAAAGTCCTTAAAAAAGGAGATGTAAGATTATCTGTTGTCTCTCAGGATGGTACAGAATATTACGCTATACAGCGCAATTTCCCATTAGCTTACATAAAGCTTGTCCGTAATTTCTATGGTTCTAACCATTAAAAAATGTAATTATGGACACAAAACAGAATCAATGTGTTATTGGTATTCAAATGGAGACATTAATACAGATGTATCCTCCTTCCGAGATTGAAGAAAGCCTTTTCAGGATTTTTGAAACCGCAAATGTACACTCAGAGCTAGATCAGGATGAACGCGAAAAGCGTTCCCAAATTCACAGCACTTTACGGAAAATATTCCGGAATTGTGATACCGAAAATTCAATCAATTGTAAAACTAAATCAAGATGTACTATCGAAACAAAATAGACATTATTTCTTACGAAGGGATAGAAGTCGATGCTGGAGCACTGTGGCTGAAGAAAGGAGAATTAATGATCCTTGTAGATGAAGACGAGCATATAACTACAGCCTATGATAAGAATGTCTTCAATCCCGCTTAATTATTTATCAATGAGCCTGTACGTATAGTACAGGCTTTTTATTTCGCCTTGCTGTTCTGGCAATTGCCATCGGGTATCTTTCTGGAAAATTTTAAATAATGAAAATAGCAGTTTTAGATTTTCTTAAAAAAGAATACCCTAAGCCAGTAGATCGTTTTAACGATGGAATGGGGTTATTAATGAGAACTCCCGAAGCATCTACAATGCTTCAAAGGAATTATAATGCCAGGGGATATACTCCACAATCTTTGGAGTCTTTGGAATACGATCTGAAGAAAATATATGGAATCTCTGATGCCGATATCAGGAAGCATATTATTGAAATTCCGGAAGAAAATAATGTAATCGTAGGTGGCGGAACTGTAGGATATGATCAGGCTTTGTTTATGGCAGCCAATAAAGATCTATTTACGAATGTCCTGCAGGATATGAATGAAACGGAAAAATCCGGATTAAAGATGTACGATCGCTACCCTTTCTTAAGGGAAGAAGATTGTCCTAATGAGTTTAAGATCTTGACTGCAGATGCAATTACTGCATTCCATAACTTTAAAGAAGCTCATACAGAGCTGTTCAATGAAGTTGTATTGCCTGAGAATACTGAACTAACAAATGAGGAAATTTACGCAATTGCAGCAAAGCTTCTCTCTGATTTTGAATTGAACAGGGAAATTCATGTTGAGTTGGAATACTATGCAAAAAATAATGAGATCCTTGGAGAGCATGAAATTTTTGCAGATCTGAAAAAACAGCGTGAGCTGGATGCACTTACTTCAGCAGATCTTTCACGAAAAATAGGAAATATTGCTTCTAATATTTCTAAGAAAAAAACAAAATTAGGAAAGACTACAGATAAGGATTTAAAGAATACATTATCTGAAGAAATAAAAGCTCTAGAAAAAGAAAAAGCAGAACTTAATGCAAGACTCCAGGCCAAAAAATAAATTTTTCAACCTGACAGACATAGTTAGTAAAGCAGAGAAGAAAAAAGCTCAAGACGGATCCTTCTCTGCTTATCTCAATAATCATATGGAGAAGATTAAACGCGTAGAGGATCTTATCAGGATTCCGCAATACGGAGAAACTTTCTTCTTGCACACAGAAAAGGCTTTTAATGCCTTCACATTCATTCCCTGGTTAGCAAAACATTATTTTATAGAAGAGTTATATGCTAGTACCTACTCTATCTCCAGAAGAGTGATAGAATCTATTCAGCAGATGCAGCAAGCCGGACAAGTAGGCAGCGTTACATTACTGATATCAGATTCAATGATTAAGAGAAATCCGCTGACAATTGATGTTTTGGAAGGTGTTGCAAAGTATAACCCAAATTTTACGGTAAAATATTACTGGAATCATAGTAAAGTTTGCCTAATCAAAGCCGGAGATTTTCACCTTATACTTGAAGGTTCTGGAAACTGGAGTGAAAATGCACAGCTGGAGCAATACACATTTACAAATCATGAGGAAGTTTACAACTTCCGGAAAACAATTTTTGAATTATGAACGAAGAGCAAAAAGAAACATTGGGCGGTATCGCCGATAAAGTTAATAATCTTACTGGAGCATTAGAAATTCCTATGCCTGCAGATTTTCATGTAACACAATTGAAAAGTATACTTCCTGAAGTAGTTCAGGAACTACGAGATCTCTATAAGGATGTTACTGGTGAAAATCCCTGGGAAACTTTAGAATCTATAGAAGAAAAAAAGTAGAAATGGCTGTACGTTGTAGACTTTCCGATGAAGAACTGGAGCAATTAGAGGACCTGGCTGGAGCTGGTTATTCTGCTGATCAGATTGCTATGTATTTGGATGTTCCAAAGAGTGAATTCCTTCAGGACTTTTATGATTTAAGCAGCCTTATACATTATCATTATCAGCGCGGAATGTTAAAGGTTGATGCCGCAGCCGGTATGAAGTTGGCGCAAAATGCTGCAGACGGAAATATAACAGCTCATCAACAACTGGAGAAGATCCGGGAACGACAATTTATAGAAAGGGAAAAGAAAAGAATAATTTATGGCGAAGAAACTCCTTGATTATAATATCCAGGATCTTTATGAATGGATGGATAACGGTAAATCTTCTGGTATGCCGGAAGATTTTATTCGTTATGTCAACTTATTGGATAAAGTAAGATCCATGAAACTCCGTCCGGACATTTATGGTAACAAAGAAACAATAATAAAGCATTTAATGACTTTCGAGCCTGAGCTGAAAGGTAATAGAATAAAAGCTGCAGAACTCTATGCAGAAAGTATTGAATACTTCTATACTCAGGAATCAATTTCAAAAAAAGCCTGGAGAAATCTGTATGCAGATGAACTGGATAAAAATTATGATTTAGCTGTTGCGCTGGCAAAGAATGCTTCGGATCTGGAGAAAGCTGCCAGAATAAAAGAAAAGGCTGCAAAAATAAGAGGTCTGGATCAGGAAGATCCGGAGAAACTTCCTGATAGTTTCTATCAGCGTCCTTTCAAAGTATATACAATGGATCTCGATATGTTTGAGCAGGGTAAAGTCGATAGAGCCGAAGCAATAGAATGGATTGAAGAAAACACAAAAAAGCTTACTCCTAAAGCCATAGATAGGATTAAGCAGGAAGCAATGATAACTCCAATTAAGATATTCCAGAATGAAGCAGAAGATCCACGTAAAGACTGATTTTGATGATGTAGAGCTACGTTATACGACGTGGCTTAAAATGATACTGGATCTAATGCGTCCAAAAAATGCATTTTTAGTCCTTGGTCGTGCAACAACAAAAACAACCGATTTTCAGGCTGAACGAAGTATGGATGTGTGTTATGACATGCCTACTTCATATCTTGCCTTTGTGGGGGATACATATTCCAATTTACTAAAGAACGTAGTACCAGCATTTATTGAAGGTTGGAATCGAAAAGGCTGGAGAGAGGGCGCTCATTATGTTATTGATGAACCGCCTCCCTCCCACTTTAAATTACCATATAAAGCGCCTACAACATATAAGCATACAATATCTACACACTTAGGTAATTTATTCAATTATATCTCAATGGACACTCCGAGTTCTGGAGCCGGTAACTCATATCAGCATTTGTTTGGAGATGAAGCAAAGTACCTGGAGAAAAAAAGGATTGATAAATTATTTCCTGCTCTTCGTGGAGATGCAACCTTATTTGGGCATTCTCCATTCTATATGGGGGTAACATTTACAACTGACCATCCAAATCTATTAATGCCTGGAGAGCATGAATGGATTATGGATCGTGAAAAAGACATGAATAAAGAGCAGATGATGTATCTGCTGCAGATATCTTTGGAACTGAATGAAAAGCGTGTAGATCTGATCAATGCATCCAGAAAAAGGAATAATACACTGATAAAAAAACTGGAGAAGGAAATTCAAAGACTTGCAATTCTGCATACACGTCTCCGCTTCAATTCTACATTTTTTTATGTAGCATCCAGTTTTGTGAATATGGATCTCCTTACTTTAGATTTTTTTAAAACAGCATTAGCATCTTTAGGGGAAGAGGATTTTAATACATCAGTATTATCATTTAAGCCAACAGTAGAAAGTGGACAAAAATTTTATGTTGCCCTGGATCAGGACAAACATATTTATGATGACGGTATAGTTAAAGACTGGCATTATAGATTTAGTCTTGGCGATGCTGCAGAAGTTGATTCTTCAGCTCTAAAATATTGTGATCCAAACAAGCCTTTAGAAATTGGAATTGATTTTGGGGATATGATATCGTTTGTGATTGGCCAGCCTAAAGGGCGATTAGATTATTATCTTCTAAAGAATATTTTTATAACTGCAGATAAGGGAGGGTCCAGAGAAATATGTGATGACTTCATAGAATTTTTCAAGCCACACAAAAAGAAAGTTTTAGCAATGTATTATGATAGGTCTGGAAATCAGTATCAGAAAGTAAAAAGAGACTGGGCAAATGAAATAAAAACATTTATTGAAAAAGATAGCAATGGTTTTCCAACAGGCTGGAAAGTAGAATTAAAGTCAAGAGGACAGGGTAATATTGAACAGCAAACGGAATTTCAATTAGTAAATGCGATGTTACAACAAACTTATTTTGGATTACCCAGACTTCATATTGATAAGTATCAGTGTAAACAGCTCATATCCTCAATGGGAGTAGCAAAACAGATTATTAAATCTAATGCAAAGGGTGTCCGTCAGGTATTTAAAGATAAGTCATCGGAGAAGCTTCCGCTGGTAAAACGACCAATGTTTTCCACTAACATGTCCGATGGGGCAAAATATTTATTATGTCGCCCAGAATGGCTGGAAAAACTCCGAGATGTTGACAAACAAGAATGGAGTGCTCCGGATGTTTTAGATTAAAAATTTTATATATTTGATTATGACAACACTTAAAGCTTTCAATGAACTCCGGACAGCTACAATAGCTTTAATAAAGCCACTAACAAGTAAGCTTATGGATCCTGTTCTGGATAAAATTTCAAAATTACTATGAGCAATAAAAAAAGAATCCAAAAGAAAATACAGAGTATTGAGAATAAGAGATGGTTCAGAGAAGTTTCTTTTATTATAAATGAAGGGTTTCCTGAATTTAGTATAAAAGCGAAAGCAGTAGAAAAAGCTTTTTCTGATTTTGCAGCAGTTGCAAAAGTTGAATTAATAAAAATTGTTGATCAATTTGATAGAAATGCAGTTAAAATACAAGGTTCTAGTTCTATAGGAAAATTTACGAGAGAATATGAGCCTTTAAGTTGGGAAGATCTTAAAAGAGATTTTATTCCAAGGCGACCTGTCGCTCCTTCATTTAATTTAAGTTCATCTACAGCTGAAAGCAACAAAACTTTAAATTAAATCTACAGATCCGCGAAGCGGAAAAATTTTTCAAGCATAAAAATAGCCGTATTGCTACGGCTGTTTTTTATTATACAAACTTTGTAAATATACTCGGTGCTTTTGTTTTCCAATAATCGTGGTTTATGATATAAACTTTATAATACTTATTCGCTAAACTATCTCCGTGCCATATCTCCCCTTTTATACCATGCAAAGCTAGGTTTAAAGCGGACATCTTTGCGCAAATGGGGTCTATATCCGCCCCAATGCAATAATTGCCTTTTGAGACACTTTCTGAAGCTAAGAGCATACGCCCCGACCCGCTACAGGGATCATTTATAAATTCTCCGAATTCGTCTTTTTTCATCGTTATTCTTGCCATTAAATTGCAAATGTCTATCGGAGTGAAAAACTGTCCTAGTCTTTGGCTTTTGTGTTTGCTTGTTATTTCTTCGTAAAGTTCCCCCAGTGGGTCGCTCCATGTCTTATTTTCAATATTCAATAAATACTCTACCCACATCCGACCGAGCATTTCCGCAAAATCGCTTAAATCTGATTTTTTATATTTTTTTATTGTTTCCAGATATAGCGGTTCTTCCGTTCCTCTGGCAAAACAACAAATTGTAATGGTTAAAAAATCATCAAAACATTGGGCGAAATCATAACCGTAAGAATCGAATTTATTTAAAAATAGTTTGTTAAATTTCTGCGGGTTGTAGGTCTTTGTCAGCATTATTTTTGTTTTTTGAGGGTTCAACCTGTGCATTGGAAAAAAGAAAGCATATCGGGAAAAATTTATACTCTTCTGGCTCTTCTGCGTTTTCATTTTGTTTCTGGGCTTCTCGCTTCTTTCCCCATATTAGAAATGCTTTACTGCCTTTAATGATTTTATATCCTTCTTTCTTCCAGTCCCAAAACGTCTTAAAAGTGGTGTTCTCGGCATCCTGATAAAATTCTGATATAAGGATGCTATTAATTGTACAATCAAGACCTTGCTTCTCTCTTATTGTGCGTGCCTGTTCTGAAAGGTTAATTAAAACCTTTCTTTTTTCTGATATTTCCATAAAAAGTAATTGCTTAAAAATCGTAATCTTCGAAATCTGACAAATCACATGAGTAAAAAATGAACAGCTGTACAATAGCTTCTACCCGATTAAATTCTTCCTGCGTCTGTTTTTTGAAAAAATGGTAATCTTCCCAGTTAAAAAGCTTTGAATAGCCTTGTAATTTTAGTTCTTGGTAAACTTTATCGGATAATTTATTTAAATTTGCTGTTGCGTTCATAGAGTAATTTTTACGATGTGAATTAAAAGCACTCCCGCCCGTCACAATGGGAGTGCTAATTTTTTAAATATTGAATGTTAAAATTTGTGTGTTGCTTTCTTCCATCATTTTATCAAGCTTGGAAGTACATAAAATCAATATTTCTTCAATGATATTCGAGTTTGAAATTTGAAACTCCATTCCGCAATCAGATTTAATAGATAATTTCTCTTTCATCCCGTCTCTACCTATCATATAGGCATTTAAAGTGTCAGCTTTATCCTTTAAAAAATTATGCTTTTCGGCTAATTTTTGAAAAAGATTAAGGTTCTTTAATCGGTCGTCAGCTGTTGTTGGTGTAAAAATCTTGTCTAAAACTTCTTTTTTACCCTGCAATACATCATTTTTAGCATTTTCAGTTTTTCCATTTTTGGCAACGGTTGCCACGCCTACAGAAGTTGCTACTGTCTTCACTTCTTCTTTTTTGGTTGTTAATGTGTTCATTTTTAATTATTTATCTACTATAAAGATACGAAAAATAACTAAAATATACACGTTTTCGTGTATTTATTTACAGGTAAAACGCTATTTATTACTGTTCTAAATAGTTCATTTTCAAGACATAACCTTACATTTTTGAGACAAAAAAACAAACTCAAAAACGATAAGTCACTGTAAATCAATTTGAAATCCCTAAAAACTTTTTCAAAGTTTTTTTGTGTGTCACACTCCGCCCGACGCCGCCGAGAATCACTATTGCAGTTGCCGAGGGGGGTTCGATGCGTGAAATATGGCGCAATCGCCCACCAATAGGGCGTTTCGGCAAAAATTGACGAAATTTCCGCTTCGATTCGAGGGGTATCATTTGTCCTAAAAAACAAGTGCAAACACCATAAACAGGCGGTTTACATCTGTTTTACAAATGCATTATCTACTCGAAATTTTGCCCTTGCTGTTTACCGCGGCAACTGAATGCAACTTGCCACAAAAAAGTAATGGCAAAGGTTGTCAGTGATGAGATACTGAAGCTCAAAATAGTTGTAAACGGTGATGAAGCCCAAAAAAGGGTTTTGGACTTAGAGAGGGCTAATAACCAATTAGCTAATAGAATTTCTGATCTAAAGAATAAAGAAAAGGAGCTAAGCTCCCAACGCAAAAAGAATCCGGAGGAGATTGCAAAGATTAAATCCGAGATCAACTCCCTGAATAAGCAAATTGCTAAAAATAGAGAAGAGATTGATTTAGAGATTAAATCAATGGATATCATGAGTCTTACAGTAGATCAACTGCGTAAGAGGATGAATGATCTTAATTTCACTATGAAGCACATGGATCCTAACTCTGCAGGATATAAAGCTTCTCAAGAAGAATTAGGGAAATTAAGCAATAGGCTTGGAGAGTTGAAGAATGGGGCAAAGAATAGTTCTTTATCAATAAGCGCACTTGCCGATAAGTTCAACCACTACTCCGGCTTAGCAGTAGCGTTTGCAGGTGCTCTAACTGGTGTTGCACTATCAATGCAACAAGTCATTGATATAAATAATAAGATGGCCGATGCCATGTCAGCTGTGGAGAAAACTACTGGTATGACAACTAAAGAGGTACAGGAACTTACCAGGGCATTTGGTGATTTCGATACACGGACATCTAAGATAGATCTATTAAAGATTGGAGAGATAGGCGGACGTTTGGGTATTCCTAAAGAAGAGATACTGGAGTTCGTACGTGAGGTAGATAAAGCCTATGTAGCATTAGGTGACAGCTTCAGCGGTGGTGTAGATAAGGTTGCCGAGAGTATAGGAAAGATAGCAGGACTATATAAAGAAACCAAGGGGCAAGGTATTGCGATATCTATTAATGAGATCGGATCTGCTCTCAATGAATTAGGAGCTGCCGGTGCTGCATCGGAAGAGAACATTGCAGAGTTTGCAAAACGAGTAGGTGCACTCCCTGAAGCTCTTAAACCATCCATAACAGATGCTATGGCATTAGGTGCTGCATTTGAAGAAAGTGGTATTGATGCTGAGCGAGGTGGGACTGCATATACCAACTTCATATCTACTGCAGCAAAAGAGACTAAGAAGTTTGCTGAAGTAATGAGACTATCTGAAAAGCAGGTTAAAGATCTTATTAACTCGAATCCTACAGAATTCTTCTTGAAGTTCTCTGAAGGAATGAAAGGAATGGACGGAACTGATGTAGCCAGAGTATTGGATTACCTTAAACTGGGAGATCAATATGTTAAATCAATTGTAGGTGCTGCATCTGAGAATACCGAACGATTCCGTAATACTATGGCTCTATCTGCCCAGGCTGCTGCCGATGCTACCTCTTTGCAACAGGAGTTTGATAAGGTAAACAATAACTCAGCTGCAATATACGATAAGGTTCGCAAGAAGTTTATTGCCATCTTCACCAGTGATGCTGTTGCAAAAGCGTTGAACTGGATCATTAGCACTGTTGGTAAAATGATAGGTGCTGTAGAAGATGCAGATGGAAAAGTGACAGCTTTTCGGAATACTCTCCTATTTTTCGTAAAGATCCTTACCATTGTATCAGCTGCCATGTTGACCAATAACTTATTAATGGGGACCTACAACACCTTATTAACAACAGTAAGAGATAAGGTATTAGGTTTAACAATTGTAGAAAAGGCTCGTAATGTTGTTAACTCATTAGGGAATGTTATCGCAACAACCACAAGAGCATTATTATGGCTTTTAGCTGCTGGTTACTCATTGCTAACAGGAAATATAGCAGGTGCAACTTTTGCTATGCGTGGATTCACTGCAGCCATAATGGCAAACCCTATAGGAGCAATAATCACCTTAGTTACCGCCCTGGGTACTGCATTATATTTTTATAAGCAACGACAGGATGAAGCAAGAGAAGCTGCAAGGCGAAATGCTGAAGAAATGAACCGTTTCGGCAATATCCAGAAGGAAACGATGGAGAAAGGTCGAATAGCTGTAGACCAATTCAAAGATAGCACTGAATTATTGATCAGAATAATGAAGTCTAATATAGCTACCACTGAGCAAAAGAAAAAGGCTTATGAAGCTCTTATAAAACTTCATCCTGAATTAGCAGATCAAGCTAATAAAGAATACACCTGGACAAATAAGATGGCCGATGCTTATGAAAACTTGGCCTATAAAATTGAATTAGCGGCTCGAGCTAAAGCAAGAGCTGAGGCCCGAAAATCAATTTATAATGAGATCGAAGAAGATCGAATTTCTATAATAAAAAATGAAGACAAGGTTAAAAAAGAGCAAGATATAAGGAATGCTAAAAGAGCAAAAAATGCAGACAACCTAAGAAAAGCACAGAATGGAAGATATGGAGCCTATGATGGTCCTGCAATGGCTGCCACATCTCAAAATGAAGAAATCTCTAAAAAAGATTTTACAGAACACAATAAAGAAGTTGAAAAAAGACAGCGAATGTATAACAACAATGTCTTATTAAAAAAATTATCTAATGATGATCAGGTTAAGATCAGTGAATTATTAAAAAAAATAAAATCTGCTACAGGAAATGAGAAAAAGTATCTACAGATGGAATTGGATTCTTATTATCCCACTGAAATCTCTGAAACTCCTGTAAAGTCAAATTATAAAATTCCCCAAGAAAAAGAACCAAAAGTAAAAAAATCTAAGGCAGAGATTGAAGCAGAACGTGCTCAGAAAAAATATGAGAACGAGAGGGAAAAAATATTGAAAACATCTGAAACATATAACCAAAGAATGGCAGAGCTTGAAGCGGAACGTATAAGATATGCTGCCGAACTTCAAAGAGACGGTTATGAAAAAGAGCGAGATCTAATTACAGCTGAACAAGAAAAGAATATAGCTGCCCTGGAAAAAAAGAAAGTTTCTGAGAAGGATTTTGAAAAGATCCATAATATGATTGCTAAGGAGAAAGATGATATGAAAGTAAAACTTCAGGAGGTTGAACTTCAGTGGAAAAATGAGAATGCTAGAATATCAGCTCTTCAGGAACAAGAAAAGTCTCTATCTAACTTAAAGCTCCTAAAAATAAATGAAAAGTATCTCATGGATACTTATAAAAAGGAGGAAGAAGCAATGCAGCTTCGTCTGGACTTAGTAGATCGGGAGAAGAACAAGAGAATCAGTTCACTCGAAACGTTGAAAGATCAAAAACTGTTCTTGAAAAGTGAAGGCTATACAGATGAAAACTTGTATAAAATTAGATCCTGGGAAGAAGGGCGCGCAGCTATTGAGAAATTTTACCAGAAAAAAAGACTGGAAGAACAGCTAGAATTCCTTAAAAAGTCGGTTGCTGAGTTCAATGTAATGGCAGCAATAAATCCTATTTATTTAACTCCTGATCAGATCAAAAAGATAGAGGAGTATCAGACTAAAATTGCTGAACTAACCGCTGAGATAAGTCGATTAAAGAACGGTGAAGAAGGTAAAGGTAAAGGGAGTTTAAGTGGTAAGCTTGATAGTATAGGTGGTAGAACCGATATACTTGGATTAACCCCAGATCAGTGGGACGCAATGTTCACCAATACTGATAAATTATCAGAAAACATTCAAAAGGTAGGTGCAGCTCTTCAGGTAGCCCAGAATATGTTTGCGATGTATTCTTCATTTGTCCAGGCTAATGAGCAAAGAATGCTTCAGCAATATGAATTTGCCAGCAAACAAAAGCAGACTCGCCTCGAAAAGCAATTAAAAGCAGGGCTAATCACTCAGGAGACATATAAAAGAGAAACTTTAGCTAATGAGAAGGAGTTAGATAAGAAGAAAGCTGAAATTGAATATGAGGCTGCGAAGCGCCAAAGGATGATGGACATAGCCAATGCAATTACCAGTACAGCTGTTGGTATTGCGGGTGCATTATCTAATAAGCCTTGGACACCTTTAAACTTTGTATTAGCAGGATTAGTAGGTGCAATGGGAGCAGTACAGGTGGCAACTATTATGAGTCAACCAATGCCAACTATGCCAGGAGCAGAAGATGGTTTTTATCCTGTCATCCGCCAACAGGACAATAAAATGTTCAGAGCTCGACGGAAACGATCTGAAACCGGTATCTATGATGAGCCGACAATGCTTGTAGGTGAAGCTGGAAAAAGCTTCCCGGAACTGGTTGTATCCGGAACAGATCTTCAGCGTGTAGATCCGGAAATAACCAACATGTTTATGAAGGATATCGCACGAGTGAAAGGATATGAGCAGGGATTATATCCGAATATGCCCCCTTCCTCTTCTTCTAATAGAGAAGATCTGGATCTGAAATTATTAGAAGCAATAAACAAGTATACGGATACAATGGATAAAATACAGAAGTATGGAATCTCAGCGAAGATTGAAAAGAATGCTCAGAATGGCAAAGAATCCTATGAGATGCAAAATGAATACTTAGATCTCGTTAATAAAAATAAACACTAATATGGCAACAACTGACTGGGGAGTGACCCCAAAGGATATATCTGTGGAATGGGAGCATTTGACCCCATATCCACCAGTACAGATAATAAAAATAGAAGCTGCAAGTAATTATTTTCCCGGCTTAACTTCTACGTATTCTGACTTCAGAATTCAGGTAATACAGTCGATATTCAATAATGGTGGAGTCTTTTATGAGGTATTTGATTCAAATTTAACAAATGATGGATATATAATTAATGCCGGAGTAACTTCTTTAACTGTTAAGGTAAGATATCTTAATCTTGAAAATCAGATCCGAATAAATCAAGGAGCTATAATATTTAAATTATTCGGAAAAGACTCTTCCGGGAATTGGCAAAATATAAATAATGCCAATGTTTTAATGGATCTTCTGGTAAAGGGAAATAAATCAGATATCAAAACTGAAAAACCATTTTACACAGTATATTATAATAAAGATAGTGGAACCTTATCGGGAGAAACATTAGTTAAGATTATCAATAATACTGATAATAAAGCTCTTGAATTTGAAAATGAAGGTACGTTTGTTACACCTCCGAGTTTCACTACACAATTCAATCTTAACTTATCTTCTAACCCTTCTCTTCCTCCATCTGGAGAGAAGAATGTACCTGCATTTTTATGGACTAATGGTGTTAGGTTTTATGCATTTTCAATTCAGGTACTGATTCTTGATAATGGAATAGCTCACACTCCTCAGAATATGTCATTTTTCATCCGGAAAAGCACTAATGAGATCTTATTGAAAACATTACGTATTATTAATCCATTTAATAAGAGTTTTACTGTAACTGGTCCATCATGGCTTACATTGAGTGCTACATCAGGCACGGGAAATGCATTTATTGATATTAGAAATGTAGCTCCTGCGACATTAGCTGCAGGAGATTACTCCGGAGACATTAAAATATTGTTTGAATCACACGAAATCGTTGTACCAGTGACAATGAAAGTAGTTGTGTTCTATAATCACAATTTTACAGATGAATATAATTTTTGCTTAGACAATAAAATATTGAATGTCTTTAAATACACAGAAAATGCTTTTTTCGCAAGAATTAATATGGAAGTTCTGGTTAAAACACCGGAAAAAGAAAGTGTTTTGACTGTTCCTCTTACTATACCTTACTTTAAGGATAAATGTACAGTGAATATTGGAGAAAAGATCAATAGATATTTTATAAAGAACCGTAAGGAGATATTATCGGAACCAGGAGTGCCTAATCAGTTCGATAATCATGTTCTATTCCTTCCTGCAGTATCAAAATTCACAATTGAAGAACTGGATATCGATCATAACCTTCTTCATAAAGAAAGTTTCGAAAATATAAAGTTTTATCCCGGAAAACGTCCAAAATGTTTCCCGTTTTTGACAAATTATAACGTTCGAAGCCATGTAGAGGACAGTAAAACAATTTTTTCTTTTATTTCCGGTCTTGTAAGCTCTGGAGAACTATTAGATAAAGCATTACCTGAGAATAGTTTGCCTCAGGGAAGTATTGCAAGAGTAAAAGTGGAAGATCCTGAACAAAAAATCAATTTTGGAGAGTCAAAAGTAATTACTGCAGGGGGGCAAAGCTTAAACTTCTTCACCATGCCTATTTTGAGCGAAAACAGAGTAAATGTTCAGTGGGAAAATCAAAATTTAGCGATGGAAAGTATAACATTTACGGGAGATTATGCGCTATTAAACGAATACAGTCATGTTATACAAAAAAATGTATTTACAGGTGATTTAGATAAATTCAGCACAGACAGAGTCCGGAAAATAAATATTAATACCGGTTTTATTCTAAAAGCTGAGACTGATTTAATTGATGAGTTGGTTGCGTCATTATATTGCCTATTAGAAATCGAAGGGAGATACTATAGTGCAAAATGTATATCACAAAAATTAACCAAAGAAGATTCAAAAAGATCTTTAATTGAATTTGACTTAGAATTTCAAGTTTCTTAAAATGGGAATAACATTATTTACGGAAAAATTCAAATTAGAATTATCCAAACAGAAAGTAACTATCCAGGAAAGTAACTCCCGGATGAATGACAAAGTTTCGACTAAGTTTACATTTCCTTTCACTACACCAATGGATGAAAATTTCATACATTCTATCGGAGATTATATAAGTCTTGAGAACGTAGGGATCGAGAATATAATAGATTGTTATGCCGAAGTTGAAGGAAAAATATCTGAAGCAAAATTAAATCTATTGGATATTTTTGACACAGAACTATCCGGCCAGGTAGATTTCGGTTTCGAAGATGTACCGAGTTTTGATAAGAAGCTTTCAGAATTTAATTATGGAAAGTTCCAGGTTTCAGATATATATACATTCGCTAAAGATATATGTGGGCTTAGATATCCTGACACCAATTTCAACTTTCCAAGAATGTACACAACTAAGTATTCTCCGGATCAGGAGATCTGGGATGCATTTGATGGATATTATAATGATCTAAAACCGGATGGATCTGAAATGAGGAGAAACTATATTGATAGTGATCTAAATATTTTTAATGTCAATATAATACACCCATGTCCACACCTACTCTATCTATTATCCTTTGGCTTTGCTGATAAAGGGTATAAATTGGAAGGTGAAATACTAACTGATCCCATGTTGCAAGATGCGTGGGTATTCTCCGGGACTCAGTATTTTAATACACTAAGCCAGGCTCGATATGGTTTCATCTTTACATCTATGGAATTTAATAGGTTAGATCTGGAGAACGGTCCGGATGATTATGCTTTCTATGAAAAGGAAATTGTAATCAAGAAAACCGGAAAGTATACTTTGCGTGGTATAGTCGAATTTTGGAAAGCATCCAAAATGTGGGCAGAATATGTTCTTGTAATCGATAATCAATCGGTTATCTGGAGGAAGTATGATAATTCGAGAGGTAGTATTTTAGAAAAAATACCGCTGGATATCACAATTAATATTACGAAACCAGATACAAAGTTAACTTTCCGTATATACACTCAATATCATGAAGACTCCTGGACACATCAGATCTCTGATCTTACTCTGGCATCAGATTCTCTGGAAGATGTGGAAGGTGTAAAGGAAGAATCAAATGTAGTACGAAATCCGAATGAGATCGATCTATCCAGAGCTGTTCCGGATATGACATTTGGTGATCTAGTTAATACGATTCGCTCCTGGTTCAATTATGATATAGAGATATCAGGTAAGACAGTTACAATGAACCGGCTTGACAAAGATCCGGAAAATGTAAAAGACTGGAGTATGTATCAAAGTGTAAAACCTAGGAGAAAACTTCAGCAAAAAAGATCATTCTTGCTTAAATTTCAGGATCTCGATAATGATGAGAAGATGAATTCGATGTTCTATGATAGTAAAGGTCCTCTTCTAAACGGTAAAGAAAATTCAGATACAACCACTATTGAAATTAATGGATATCCTATGCCGGTATCCAGGGCAAAAGAAAACGGATATCTTACTGCAGCTGTGAAAAAAGATTCAACAAATACACTTGCCCTGGTATTTTATAATGGTCTGGTAGCAGGTCAGAATAACGCATCTTATAAATCATCCTGCAGTTTTCCGGAATTATTTGGAACTAACTGGCTGAGATGGCTCCGGCAGCGGATCAATGGATCAGCTTATGAAGCTAGTTTTAATGTTGACATTGAAACCTTCAGCCAGTTTAGTATAAAAGATTACGTGTATTGGCATAATAATATTCATCAGTTTACCTCATGGACAAAAGAGATGATTTCCGAGACTGAATATAAGATCTCCGTAAATACGGAAACCATTATATAAAATCATCTAGCAGATGAATTGTCTGAAGAGCCTCTTCTCTATCGAGATGTACATAGATCATAGTAGTTTCAATGCTACTATGATCTAGTATAATTTGTAGATCCTGAATAGTACCTCCGGACTTCAGATAATTCGTTGCAAAAGTATGTCGGCCGACATGCATAGTCATTTTCTTTTTTACCTTATACACCTTAGCAATATCTTTCAAATCCAAATTAATTTTTTGTTCAGCTTTAAACTTTACAAAAAGATCTGGATTCAGCGCTATAATTTCTTTTGCTCGATTATTAAGTGGTATAGATATATATTTTTGTGTTTTTTGTGATAACACAGAAACCTTGTGATCCATAAAGTCCGACCGCTTTAATGCTTTTATATCAGAGATCCGGAGTGATACACAACAGGCAATTAAAAAATAGCCAAGAGATAGCTGCTGCTCTTTTGATAAGATCCTCAATTTGTATATTTCTATTAATCTCCTGGTATCTTCAGGAGATAAACTTGTTCGGTTCCCGCTAGTGCTACCTACAATAATATCATCAAGGTTTATATTGAACCTTACGCCTTTCTTCTGAGCATCTATTAAATAGTACTTTATAATTTTAATATTTGAATTTCGAGTTGTTTTATTATTCCCAAGATCAAATAAATACTTTCGATATTTATCAATGAATACTAGGTCAATATCAGTAAAGGGAATTTTTTTTCTCCAGTCTCGTAACTTATTAAGAATAGATTTGTGTTTCTTTAGAGTATTGGCATTTGTAATCTTATCATTCATTGTTGACTCCATAAACGCAAGAAAGTCATAGGATGGTACTTTAGAAAAGAATTCTCTTAGGAACGAGGATAGACTCACCTCTTTATGATTTAATCTAAAAAAAGTTTGAATTTCGGTTGCCTTAGCAAACATGTTATCAAGAACTAGATTCAAGTCAGAATTAGATTTAGTTCTTTCCTTCTTCAGATTCCAATCATTTGCAGTTGTATAGTAACCTGTAGGTATTCTTTCTTTCTCCTTATTGATTGTGATCTTAAAAAAAATCTGCTGTTCGTTTTTCTTATTTACATAGTTGTGTAGATAAAATTGTGTCTTCATTGTGGAATAGGCTTTTTTAAGTCTGAGTTCCAATTCAAATAATGTTTCTTGTCTCAT